TCTACTTCCTTGTAATTCTTGTTTTCTGCGTTGTAAAGTTTTTCAGATCCCTTAAATGGTAACTCTTTCTTTGCAACATTGATAATGTACGTTTCTTCTGGATTTAGGTGTTTGATACTAGTTGATTTACCTGTACCTGTAGCACCAACAATCCCTACTAATTTACTTGCCATTGTTTTTGCTTTAATTATTAATATTTAGTTTTATTCTATAAAGATACAACAAATTCTCAACAAAGTCAAGAATTATATGTATTTTATTTTGTTTTTGTCAAAGAATTCTAACGCTTTCTGTAACCACTTCAGTTCTGTAGGTTCTGTAGTGCTGACAATATAAATATGTGCTTTTTTATCTGGAGTGTTATATTCCATGGCCATACATCTATTGATCTTCTGTGCTAGATTCTCTGCATTACTATCGAAATAGTTTATGATCACCTTGTCTAAGGGTTTATACGTTACACCTGTATTACCAATCTTCACAACAGCCAGGTGATTACCTTTACCTTCAGCAAAGTCTTCAAAGAGTTGTTTCTCACTTGATTTGCTATGATAGGAAGGAATTCCTAAGTTGTCAGCTATCTTGGTAACACCACAGAACACTAAAACTCTCTCATCAGCATGTTTCTCTAGCAACGTTCTAGTTGCTTTAACTTTGGCTAATGATGATTGGATTAGTCTCATTCTAGCAAGACGCATAAACATTGTATCAGATCCACTATTCTGTAGCTTATTGATTACCCAGGTGAGAGCATCAAACTGTTTCTTTTCAGTCTTCATCTTACCTTTGTAATCAATTAATGTAACATTGTCTAATGGTACTCTAATAACATGGATTTCATAATCCACAATAACTCCCTCCTCAATTGCTTTTTCAATTGGATAGGTTGCTAGTACATGAAGATCTAATTCTTCTTCAAGGGTTCGTTCTGTCCAACTGGATAATGTACCAGTTAAACCAAGGATCTGTCCATTAACATCGAACAGGTCCTTACACACTTCTATTTGAGCCTCGCTCAATAGATGTATCTCATCGATGATTACAACATCAAAGCTTTGATCAGCAAGTTTCTTTAATGATAGATGTGTAGTGTATGTGACAATGCTGTCATCAAATCCTAACTCCTCAAAATCAGCTTGCCAAGACTCTTTGATCTTGTTATCTGGATATGCAATCAATATGCTCTCAGGTTTAAGTTTAGCTAGAGCATGTATACTAGTTCTAATCTTTCCAAACCTAGGGCATAGATTCAATATACCAAACTTACCATGCTTGAGCCATACATCAGCAAACTCTTTTTGTCTCTTATCTCTTAATGTCATAGTTTCTTTGTTAAATAGTATCTAAGATCTAAAGCTCTTCTCTTAACAGCTCCTGACATTCTGGTACCAGAGATATCATGCTTACCTAAAAGCATTCCATCATAAGAAGTGTATCCTTCTGTTTGTTTGGCCAACTTAATAGCTTCATCCACTGTATCTGAAAATCTTTTTAGTTCAGATCTAACTTCTAATAGGTCATCTAATTTCATCTTTCTTTTTTCCAATGTTTAATACTTCAGTTAAGCTTAGGTCTTTTATTTCTATACCATTAATAGTTTTTGCTTCTCTACCATGGAACTCTCCTCCAATGAAAAGAAAATTCATTCTAAATAATTGATCTTTAGTGTACACTTTACCATCAATAGCAAGTACTTTTTCTTCTTCTTCTCTCATTCTCTAAGGAAATATGATTTGTTAATAATAGCTTCATAATCAGCATCTGTGATATCTTTCTTTCTAGGGAGCTCCTTGAACATACCAATCTGGCCTAAGAAACCAAGACCAATACGCACATCATCTTCTCCATAAGAATTCTTGATTAGTCGTAATGATCTAAAATACTTAGCTCCGAATTGATCTTTCAACTTATCTAGATCATAACCACTAGGATCTGCAACCTTGTATCTCATAGGATCAAACAAACCCATTACAACATCAGCATCATTTTGAGTTGCTGAGCTATCTGCAAAATCTTCTAGCTGAGGTTCTACATCTCCATTCTTTATTCTAGATGGATTAGAAATGTCACGATTAAACTGTGAGACTACCACTGGTGAATATCCATAGAAATCTCTAGCATATCTCAGCTCATCAGACATCTTATCGATTGCTTGTTTCTTAGTAGGTTGAGCAGATGTAAGTTTCAATAAACCAATGTGATCTATAACCACCATAGTTATCTGACTTGGATCATCTGGAACATATATCTTGTTCCATTGATCTAGTTGCTCAATCTTACCATTCTGTAGTGCATAGTCTTTTAGTTCTTTAGCTATACCTACAGGGTTCTCTGGACCATCTATAATGGTTACAATATCACTAAGCTGATCTACATAATCTTTGTAATAAAGAAATAAATCATGCTCATCTTTGGTCATCTTCTCAGTCCAACCTAACAGTTTACCAACAGGAATAATGATTCCTTGGTCTAGAAATATCTTACGTGATACCCATTTGGCCATCTTGTAAGTTCTACTTCTTTCCATAGATCTATACCACACTTTCACTTTAATACCTGAAGCTATTCCTTCTTTAGAAAGAGCCCAATCAACAGGATTCAAAACAAAAGCATCATCAATAAACGAAGTTTTACCAGAACCAGTGAGTCCACCTACAAGATAGTACATACCTTTACGAATACCTACATATCTAGTAAGTCTATCAAATCCCATAGGAATTCCTCTGTTTAGATCATTAAGGCCTTTCTCAACCTCTGCATTTAATAAATCAAAACTCATTTTCTATATTTTTAGATGGATAACGGTGTACCTTTGATGTAGGATTTTCTTTAATTGCTTCTTTCAAAGAATCATATGATTTATATGGTGGATGTGGTTTGTATCCACAGCCTTCTTCATAAACATAAATATCAGGAATGCAATTAAATACAACAATCTTTTGTTTCATATGTCTGTACCTCCTGTTGGTTTTTGTGGAGCTATGTCTAGTTTAACTCCTTCGTTAATTAGTTCAATGAATGGTTCAAATGTTCTCTGATTCAAATACACTACAGAACCCTGCATGAATGTTAGTCTATTAGTGTTAGTAGCAACAGAAGATTCTTTCTTTTGTAACACTTCATAATTCAAAGCAGCTATAAGCTGTTGAGCTGTATATTCTCCTTCTAGAATTATTTTATCAAACTTCAATCTGCAGTCATCTTTGTAGAGTCTGAGAGATCTAGTGCCCTTAAATGTCTTACCCTTATACTCAAATGAATCAGTACCTGGATAGGACTTCCACCATTCTTCAAAATCTGTTGTTGGAGGTTTCTTCTTTATAATTCTTGCACCACCTTTGGTGTTCATGAATTGTAAGAGATCTCTACCTGGTGTTGTAAGCTTATCATCATCAGTTATCAATCCTTTTCTTATCAAAGAATGATAGACTGAAGCAATCTTCATACTTCCATCACATAGTGGGGAAACATCATATTGCTCGTCTATCAACTTTAATAAAAATATTACATCTAGATTATAACCTTTTTTGATGAGCTCTTCGAACTGTTGTGGATTTACATTCAGCTTCATCTGTTAATATTGGTGTTACTACTTTAATTAATGCAGGCTTTCTTTTTTTAGATTCCTGCTCTTCCTCCCATTGTTGCCATGAAGCTTCAAGATCTTTCTGTCTCTCCATAGCATAGATATGATCATTAGGATATTCCCAATCTTCAAACCAATTCATTAGTTAGATTTTTTAGGTCTTCCAACAGGTCTTTTCTCAACTTGTGCATTTTCTGCAACAGCTGGTTTCTTCTTTTTGTTTCTTCTTTTATAATACTTTCTCTTAGGTTTTTCGATTGGATCTGTACCAATTGTTCCTTTAGAAAGATCAGTTACTTGTCTAGGTTGAAACTTAGTGATGGATTTTTCCAATTCTTCATCATGTCTTTCTGCAGTTTGCAATGCATAAAAAATAAACCCTGCTGATATAATAGCAGTAACCAATAAAATAATTAAAAATGTACTCATAATTTTTACGATTTAATTCGAAGGCCAAATTGCTCATTAAACCAAGCAAATGTATCTTCAGCCTTCTGTTTGTTAAACTTAAAGATTTTCTTTAATAGTGGAATAGCATAACGCTTGAATTCCAAATGTTGTTCGGGGGTCATGGTCCAATTAAAGTACCATTTGTCATCATCTAGTGTGTCCACTAGTCTTTTACCAACCATATCAAGCTGATACTCGATTAGGTGTCTGGTAATGTTAGCTCTGTTAACTTTAGCTTTCATTCGAATAAATTTAATTGATTAGGAATAAATACTGTTTTGATTCTTTTGCCTTCAGTTTGTATTTTAGTAACAATCCTATTGGCTTTTTCAATATAATAATCATAGTTGACATTATCAACTTTGCTGTTCTTTGGTAGAAAATTACAAACTTCACATACCCATTCACCAGCTTCTATCTGGCTAATTGCTGCAGCTCTAGTTTGACATTCAGGATTTTTCACTTTGAAGATCTTCTCACCAGTTTTAGATACATAATATCTGATCAACTTATTATATACAGTCTTTTCACCTGTCACTCTATTAGTTCCCTCATAATGGAAACTTCTACTAGCTTTCTGCCTTAAGCAAAAATCATATAAATTACTATGAGATCTAATAGTCTCATCAACAGGTATACCATCAACAAAGTAACGCTCCAAAGCAATAGGGACAATTCTAGCTGACTTGTTCTTATGCAGTTCAAAGTCAGTAAGGAAATCACCTTTCTTTTTAATCTCTCCATCTGTTTTAATTGCTAAGTAATCATTAACCGTACTAAAGATAATCTTGGAATAGTCAGTTCTTTCTAACTCATATTGAGTAATGTTGCACCACCAGTCATTAAGTTTGTGCATCAAAGGAATAAGGTCTTTCTTAATCTTGATAGTTACACCATCTGTATTTGCAGAGATCACATGTATGCCATTCAATTCATATTGTTCGATAAGCATCATCAAGCTAAGCTCACCAGTAATCGTGGTGAACATAGTTAATTGCCTATCAAATATCCATGATTGCATATCAGATGACTTACCATATACAGAGTTAACTGCAAGTTTAAGTGCTCCAACAATTCCTTTGATCTTTCTGTCTTTCTTAGCAAGCGGTTTAAGCTCCAATCTTTTATCAAACATCTGTTTGTATCCCCTAAGGAATTCTTTTCCTAAATGAGCAGGAAACTGCCCATTATTGATGATGATTGCTGGATAGTAAGAACTGACATCCCAATCTATTATCTCGTACTCTTCATCAGCTTCAAACACCTTTGGTGTATTCTCTGTATGAAGACCACCTTTCATAAAAGAATATACATTTCCATAGAAATGTAGTTCTTCTTTGAAATCATCTTGAAGACCTAACTCAGTCTTCTTAATTCTTTTTAGAAATGCACTTAGTTCATCTGTTTGAAACATTACATACTTTGCAATGCAATTCTTAAGAAGTATGTTCTTTCTGAAATATCCTTTTCTAGGAAGTTCTCTATATTCAATACCTTTCTCTTGGCAATAGAACTTCTTGATAATTTCATCACCTATCTTACTATCTGAATAGTTAAGACATGGAATACCAAACTCTTCTTCAATATCTCTACGAAGTTCTATTTGATTGTTTCCTTTGTACAATGGATGATCAGTGTCACCTAGTGTCACTTTAAAGAATTCATAAGTTGCATCAACATCATTGTAACAATAGTCGATAGTGAGCTCCACTTCTTCTTTAGTCATGTTTGTTTTACTATGATGAATAGGCATTTCTTCAATGTTCTCTAAGTCCATCTCAAACTCTAGTCTTTTAAGACTCACCATACGATTCTTATTATCGTAATGATTAATCTTGAATAGATCTATTTGTTTAAGACTTAGTTCGTGCTCTCTGTATTCTGGGAACACATCATAATTGGCATCATGAATAACATCTGCAGCTTTCTGAGCAATCTTAGCTGTTATTTCTAAGTTGCTCAGTTCATGCCAATTGTCATAGTTTCTCAAAACCCATTCAACAACTTGACTGTCAAAGCGTAGATTGTTATACCCTACCCAATAAGCATCAGGATGTGCTTCTGTATATCTAACGAAAGCATCTAGTTCATTCTTCCATTTAGATACTTGAAAGCTCTTGCCTACTTTACCAGGCACCATACATACAACTAAGAATAGTTCTTGCATGGTTTCTATGTCATAAATTATTACGTTTTTCATTGTCTTGTTGTGTTTTTGTGGTCTCTCCAATCTAGCCAAAAGCCTATTGCTACAATAATGTTCATTCCAAATGAAGCTATGATTTCATATATGTCTTCATATACATTAGTGGTAAGATGGATATGTCCCACCATCCAGAAAGGAATAGCGAGATTATTGGATATCCATCTTACTAAATAATTTATAAACTTCATAGCCTACAAAGATAATTAAAATAATTATATTATTCTAATAATTTTCGTTATTGAAATAATATCTTACATGGTCTGAATAAACAACCACTTTAGTAGGTGTAATGTTTAATGATATAAGACTAGCAGGCACTTCAATACCTATCTCTGCAGGTTGTTGAATTGGTTTAGATATAATTTCTTCACAAATCTCTTGTACAGCTTGTGCTGCTTCAGTTGCTTCAATGTCTTCAATAATTTCTTTAATTCGATTATCAAAGTTTTCCATCAATGAACCTTCTAATGGAGTAAATTCCATTGATTGTTGTACAATAGCTGGTTTAGGAGCTTTTGTAGCTCTTGTTCTTTTAATTGGACCATTGTATGTATTAATGATCTTTCTTGTTTGTTTAGCAAGTCTTAATACTTTGTTATAAACTCCTTTCACTGGTCTTCCCCATTGTAATGATAGTTCATCAGCAATGATAGCTACAGGTTTACCTGTTCTGATTTCTTGTTTCATTTCATTGATTTGTTTTGCTGTGTAATGTTTCATAGCTTCTTTAATTTAAGGTTTATAATTGTTTTAATTAACTCTCTGTTCATATGCCTAGGACATCTTCTGTCAAACTCACTCTCAATAATGTTATCATATTGTTTCTTTGATATAAAAAACTTAACACCATTCTTGTGTGTTGGATCTTTAGATTCTAATGTAGCTGCAGCATCTTTAATTTTCTCTACAGTGTTGTAAGCAATGATTCTTTCTTCTTTGTATCTTTTGTCTATTAGTAAGTCTGTATTATTCATCATATTCTTCTGTTTCTTCTTCCCAATCTTCTATTTCTTCATCTGATGCAAGTGATAGGATAACTCTGTCTTCTATAAACACTATACCTTCATCTTCATCATACTCAATATCAACAGATCCTTCAAACTCTCGTAATAGGTAATTGATATCATCTAATGTAACATCTCTGTATTCATCAGAATCTTCTCCTTCATCCCACCAACCAATTTCATCATGTCTAGCAAGAACATTATTATCTTCATCAATGATAATTAGTTCTACAGGAGCACCATGTTTGGCCATAAATGCATCAGCATCTTCAGGAATCTCTTCAAGCTCAAATATCTCAATGTATGGATCAATGACACCAACAGATATTCTATTGGTAAAGAGCATACCCTCCTGTAATTCATCAGGAAGGTAGCTATTAAATGCAAATTCAGCTGGATACCACATTAGAACTCTTTTTTAGGTGATGGTTCTGCAATTTGATATACACTGTGTGTACTAGATAGTCTTAACAATATGTGAAGCTGTTCTGCTTCTAGATAGTTTAGATTCTTCTTAGTGCACGCACCAATGATTTCTATACCATCACCATTATCTAC